AATCCATTAGTAAAGAAATAATATCTCAGTAGTGTAATGGCAGCACAACGGTCTCCAAAATCGTTTGTGAGGGTTCGAGTCCTTCCTGGGATGCCAATTTAAGGATTGATATGAAAAATTTCGACATTCAAGCGGTAAAAGAATTCTTAAAAAAACAAGGACCAGATACTAAAGTTTATCTTGGTGCAGATTCCGAAAGAGTTCGTGTTGATGGTGTATGGTATGCAGATTATGCTTTGGCTGTCGTAGTTCATATTGATGGCCGTCACGGATGCAAAATCTTTGGTTACGTTGAACGTGAACTAGATTATGACCACAAGAAAAGCAAACCTGCTATGCGTCTGATGACAGAAGTATATAAGGTTTCAGAATTGTTCCAAAGTCTCCAGGACGTTCTGGAAGACCATCATGTTGAAGTTCACTTAGACTTGAACAAAGAAGACATTTATGGTTCTTCTTGCGTTGTCCAACAGGCAATTGGATATATAAAAGGCACTTGTAACATGACCCCAATGGTTAAACCAGATGCTCCAGCAGCATCATTCTGTGCAGACCGTTTGAAACGTATTCTGGCAGAACAAGAAATGGCAGAAGCATTGTAAGATTAAAGCGGGATTAGTTAAATGGTAGAACGGGACCTTGCCAAGGTTCGGACACGAGTTCGATTCTCGTATCCCGCTCCAGTTCTTTAGAATAGTCCGGCACGGACCGAAAGGCCGCACCAAGTATAGCTGGAATTTACCAGTGAACCGGAAAGGAACAGCCGGGTACGGACGTCACGAGGATAATAAGTCCTCACCTATTCTATGGTGGTTATAGTGTAGTGGAAGCACCCGACTCTGTGAAAGTCGTAGTATGGGATCGATACCCATTAATCACCCCAAATTTGCCTCGTTAACTCAGCGGTAGAGTAACTCTTTTACACGGAGAAGGTCGGCAGTTCGATCCTGTCACGAGGTACCAAATTCGCTCTAACACACGGCGTACAATGAGATAAGTGGTGTGTTCTCGCTCTCATAGTATAATGGTATTACACATCCTTGGTAAGGATGAGAACCAGGCTCGTTTCCTGGTGGGAGCACCAATGCAACTCTAGCTGATGTGGTCATAGCGGTGGTCTGAAGAGCCATTGAAACAGGTTCGATTCCTGTGGGTTGCACCAAGATTATGCCTGAGTGATGGAATTGGTATACGTGCTTGATTCAAAATCAAGATTCTGTGGGTTCGAGTCCCACCTTAGGCACCAATAAAGAATACACTTAACTTATGCGGATGTAGCCGAATTGGTATAGGCAATGGACTTAAAATCCATAATCTGAGGGTTCGAGTCCCTCCATCCGTACCACCTATATAAATATGCTGCGGGTTAGAGAAGTGGCATCTCAGGAGTCTCATAAGCTCCAGGTCGTTGGTTCGATTCCAGCACTCCGCAACCAGTTTAAGCGGGATTAGTTAAATGGTATAACGAAATCCTTCCAAGTTTTAGTCAGCGGTTCGATTCCGCTATCCCGCTCCATTTGACAAGGATATTATATGGCACACATGGTAAAAGTTCAAAGTTTCTTCAATGGCATTTTAGAAACTAAAAATCATTTCATCGAATCTTTGGAAGAAGCACTTGAATTTATTGAAAAACATCCAAATTCACATTGCAGAATCTTTGATGAGAACGGTGAACATAAACATGAACGTCACCCATTAGGAACTGTTTCTATTGAAGTTCCTGCTAGTCTATCTGTATCAGTAAACTAAAAATTTAGTCTTGCGCCAATTAACAGATTGTGTCGTATTACTACTAATTCAATACCGACATGCATTTTTAACCAGTTTAATCTCATGTCGTGGTCAAGCCAATCTGTAAAAAAGTAGTTGCCAACTAAGGTTCCAATTTCAAATGCCATTAGTTTATTGGGACTTGGGTGGCGACCTACTAGTAAGTTTTGTTCATAATAATCCTTTGATTTCTGAACAAAAAGCATATCACGAGTAGTTTGATAATCAATAATCTGAACAGCCTCACTTGCAGCAAACCAGATTTTCTCTTCATCGGTCCAACCATCAAAAGGTTCCGCATGAGCGGAACCAATCATCAATAAACATAACAGCAGTTTTTTTATCATTTATTTGCTAATGGATTATCCACTGCCTTTTGGATTTTAACATCAACTTCTTTCTTCAAAGCAGCCATTTCACGTTCAATTTCTTTACGCATTTGAGCATTTTCTTGGCGCATTGCTTGAAGTTCTGCACGTTCTTTATCTAGGTCTTCACGGACACCTTTACGCATATCACGCATTTCGGAATCAGATTGACGGTTCGCATCTTTAACATAACGTTCAACTTGTTCTGTAACAGATTCAGTTCTACGAATATCGCCTTTCAAGTCATTTTTAATATCACGGGTGTAGTCTGTAGTTTTTGAACTATTTTCTTCAATCACGGCTAGACGTTTATCAAAACCTGATAGGTCTGGTGCAGTATATTCGGCAATCTTTTTCTTCATACCGATATAGTCTTTATAGACTTCAAAACATCCATATAAACCACCTAACAAAGAAGATGCAAGAGTAAATGCAACCATCAATTTTGCTGGTGTGAATTCGTAACCACCAATACTGATGACAGTATCTTTACTTGCATATTTCTTTACTGCTGCTTCCGCTTCGTCAATTTTTGCATTAACATCTTTGATTTCTTCTGACATGTTGGTCTCCTTATCTTACGTATTGTAAATCCACCATTTCACGGTGCTTGTTATCGTTTGCTAATTGTCTTAGTGCTCTTACATTGTCCACATTCTTTTGATTCTTATAAACTTCTTTTGGTGCATAGAATGCTGCATCTCTTAATGCAAGTGTCAAATAATTTCCATAACCTGTCGGCGTCTGAGCCATTTTATTGATATCAACTTTACCTGCCGCCTCATTATTCTGTGCATTCTTATTAACCACAGGTCCTGTTTCAACAACAGTATTGGTTGTTGGCATATTCACTTTGGCTTCCAATACTTGATTGATTGGTCCAAATCTATCTAACACAGGTGATGGTGGCAATAATAATACTGCACCATAACTTTGTGTTGTGGTTTGTTGTGGTTGATAATATGATGGCGCAGGTGATGACATTATTACTTCATAAGACACAACAGGTGGTGTGTATGGTTGAATTGTTGGTTGAACAGGTGGTAATAAACTATACAACGGATTTGTTGTAGTATATTGTTGGTTCGTTACACTAACACTGGAACTTTGTTGAACATTTACAGACTGTACATTTTGTTGGTTATTATATGCAGTAGGTAATGATGTTGTAACTGTTTGTGTTTGAGTTGGTGTAACCATTGCAACTGTTGTACCAGATGACAACATATTTGTTTGTGTGGTTCCAGTAAAGTTCTGTGATGTAACAGTTTGTGTGGTTGAACTTGATGATCCAGATTGGTCTTGTTTTTGACTTGTTGTAGTAGTTGGGCCCATCGCTGTCATTGCTGTTGCACCACCAGCCATACCTTGACCATAAGAATTATTTGAGTTACTTGCAGATGAACCTGATGCACCAGAAGGTCCACTTGGTCCAGTTCTAACAACTGCTTGACTTGATGCGACTGCATTGGATGCTGCTGTTGCGGCAACACTTAATGCTGTTTGTTGTGCGGCCGCTCCTGCTTGTTGTGCTTGTGCGGTTGCATTTGCCGCAGCAGTCATTGCTACTGCTTGGTTTTGTTGTTGATTTTTGGCCACAACAGACAAACCTATACTTGTACCTGATGCAGATTCTCTATTTGAACCGCCAGATGGTGTACCAGATGTGGTTGATGCAGTTGTTGTGGTTGTAGAACTAGAAGAACTACTTGAACTTGATGAACTAGAAGAACTTGGTGCACTTGATGCAACCGGTGCTGGCGCAGAAACAACAGTAGGTGCAATACTCACAGAACCAATTGGTGCACTACTTGTTGCCGAAGTTGTAACTGGATTGGTGTCACTAACTGTGTTTGTTCCTGTATTTGTTGATACTGGAGCAGTAGTTACAACAGGTGCAGTTGTTACAGCAGCCGCAACTGTTGTTGTAGTTGTGGTTGTTGTGGTGTTTGTTGGCACGGTTGGTATTGTGTTTTTTGACATCTCTTTTGCATATGCTGCGGCATAACCAGTACAGGTTGTACTACTCAATGGATTGGTTGTACATGCATCAGGCATAACAATCAAACTAGCATTCATGTTAGAAATGTATGATCCAGTACCTTGAACGCTTGCAGTAAAAGTAAAATTGCCTAAAGTGTTTGTATTAACTGCTGATGGTGTCAATAGGTGATAACTTGCAATCTGTTCACCTTGACTTGGACCATTTAATTGATACGTCTTACCACCACTGTTTGTATTCAGAATGTCACTTATTCCAACACTAACAGTACCAGATGATGCAGTTGTTGGTAGATTATAGTTGAACCCATAATTGATACCATACAAAGATAAACCAGAACCACTGTTAGACAATGCAGTTGATATTGCAAAAGAATTATCTACAATATTACCAGGTGTTGCCACGGCAGTAGGGTTTGGTACCAAGTTTGGACTTGTATACAAACTACTAAAACCAGCACAAGTCGAACTGTATGCAGGATTCTGTGAACAAGGATTTACAGAATATAAAACGTCAAATTCATTAACGTGAACTCTAGGACCATAAAAACCTGCCCAATAGTTTTGGTCTTTACCTGTGAAACTAACTTTTATTGTTGATGCTTGATTCAACTGATACTGGTTTGAAAACATTTGAGTACCAGTATAATTCTGGAAGTTGCCACCAGTGTTTATGCCATTGTAGTTATAGTTGTAACTTTCTAATGTATTGCCTGTTGGCCCAGCAAGAGTAACGTTACCTGTTATTGTGCCTCTGTTGCCGCCACCATTATTCAAGTCATTCTGTATACCCCAAGAGTAAGAATAACCAGCAATCTGAATACCTGAACCTGCATTTGCCAATGCTTGATTAAGTTGTACAGTTTGACTGACTGTTTGTGTTGTGTAACCAAAAATGATATTACCGGTACTTGGGTTATATGCAGGTGTGTAACCACCACTATAACCGCCTGCTTGGCCAGTAACAGTATTGTTCCACGGCAATCCACCGCCCAAGTTCAATACATTACCTGAACTTGTGACAGGAATTGATCCTGCTGGAGGATTGACGGTGGTGTTTTGTGCGAACGCAACACCAACCGCCATCAAGGCGAAAAGGACTAACCTTTTCATTTTAATCCTTCAAGCCAATAGTTGGAACTTTCTCAGGATGTGCTTCCCATTCTTCTCTTGCTTGTTCACCAATCTTGCCTTCATATGGGCAAGGTGTGCCTGCTGCCATCATGGCATCAAATACACGGCGGTCTTGACACATTGTGGCCACAGCAGCAACTTTCATACCCATATCAAACAATGTTTTGGATAATTTCAAACGTTCACAATTACCATCACGCATTGTAGCACCAAAACTGATACCAAGAACTTGAGTTTGAGTTGCACCAGAAACACCAGTCACGCAAAGGTCTGTACCAACTGACATCATTGCTGGTGCAACTGCTGTTGGAGGTGGTTGGTGAATAGTTTGGTCAATCTTAGACACGTTCATATTGTTATTGTTGTTAGTCAATGTACCACTTTGGATGTTTTGATTGACGTTATTATTGCTACTGGTACTGGTGTTTGTGTTATTATTTTGGTTAACGTTATTGTTTGTACTTGTACTTGCACTTACGTTATTGTTATTGTAAGTCATTGTACCTGTATTAACGTTATTATTTTGGTTAACGTTTGTGCTTGTACTTGTGTTTACGTTGTTGTTTGTATTGGTGTTTGTACTTGTAACTGCACTTACACTATTGTTATTGTTTGTATTAACGTTAGTATTGGTACTTGTTGTAGCATTAACGTTGTTATTGTTGTAAGTCATGGTACCAGTATTCACATTGTTGTTTGTGTTTACGTTGGTACTTGTACTAGAGTTAACGTTGTTGTTCGTGTTAGTATTGGTACTTGTTGTAGCATTAACGTTGTTGTTATTGTATGTCATTGTACCAGTGTTATTAACAGTACTTGTATTCACGTTGTTATTGTTATAGGTCATTGTACCGCTGTTAACGTTATTGTTTGTGTTTACGTTTGTGCTGGTACTTGTACTTGAACTAACGTTATTGTTGTTGTTAGTGTTGGTTGCGGTACTTGTGTTGGTGTTAACGTTATTGTTGTTATTGGTAACAGTACCACTCTGAACGTTATTGTTGGTGTATGTTACACTACCAGTCATAGCGTTATTGTTATTGTATGTCATTGTACCATTGTTGGTATTGACATTGTTATTGGTCACAGAACCACTTTGAACATTGTTGTTGTTATAAGTGATTGTACCACTATTGATGTTGTTGTTTGTACTGGTACTGTTTGAGTTTACAGTGCTAGTGCTGGTTGCTGTGCTGCTTGAGGTACTGGTATTGTTTGTATTGACGGTAGACAAACTATTGCTAGTGCTGTTTGTGTCAACCAAAGAACTTGAACCATATGCGCCACCAGTTAAACTGGAAGATTGGTTAATTAGTGTGGGTGTGGTGTCGGCCAAAGAAAAAACACCAAGTGTAGATAGTATACTGGCCACAAGGACTTTTTTAAAATTCATCTCATTTCCTTCTTTATTTTTGTAGAATAATGGCAAAAATGGCACAAACAGTTGACTGTTCTTATGAATTCATATATAATCGCTACCGTTATTTATAAAGAAAAGGTTTATTATGAAAATTGTTGCGTTGAAACTTGTTACAGGTGAAGATGTTCTTGGTGGTTTAGAATCAGAATCGGAAACCGAATTTGTAATAGAAAATCCTGTAGGAATTGCTGTTGTCCGTGGTCGAGATGGACAACCAAACGTAGGGTTTTCGCCTTTTCCACTTCATGCACCACAGGAAAAAGGTGCAACTATTGCTTTTTCTAAGAAACATGTAGTATACTCCTATACTCCTGCGGAAGAATTTATTACCAATTACAACCAAGTCTTCGGTGTAGGTATCGTTCTTCCTCCAACTAAAAAACTAATTGTTGACTAATGAATTTTTATACAAACGTACAATGCTTCGGTAATTCAATTCTTTACCGTGGCGTTATGGATGGTAAGCGTGTTAAACAACGTATTGATTACCAACCATCTTTATACATCCAACACAAAAACGGAACCTACAAGTCATTGGATGGTATTCCTCTTCTGGAAAAGAAGTTTGAAGATATCAAAGAAGCCCGTGAATACATCAAGAAATTTGATGGAGTATCTGGTGGTCCAAAAGTTTATGGCAACACAAGATATGAATATGCCTTCATCGGACAACAACACTCTGGTATGGTTGAATGGGATCAGGACCACGTTCGTATCGGTGTAATTGATATTGAGGTTGGTTCTGAGAATGGTTTCCCTGATCCTTATTTGGCCAACGAACCAATTACTGCAATCTGTTTGAAATATGTCAATGGCATGACACTGGTCTTTGGATGCGGTGATTACCAAGTTCAAGGTTCAGAAATCTACATCAAATGTAAAGATGAATGGACACTTTGCAAGAAGTTCATTCAACATTGGGTCAACGATACGCCAGATGTATTGACTGGTTGGAATACCAAGTTTTTCGATATTCCTTATTTGGTCAATCGTTTCCGCAAGATTCTTGGTGAAACTGACACCAATCTACTATCGCCATGGAAAAGAATTGGTGAACGCCAAACAACATTTAATAATCGTACACTTATTGCATACGATTTGATGGGTGTTGCATCACTCGACTACATCGAACTGTATAGATGGTATGCTCCGAACGGTAAGTCACAAGAGTCTTATCGTTTGGATGCCATTGCTAATGCTGAGATTGGTGAAAACAAATTGTCTTATGATGAGTTCGACAACTTGCACCAACTTTATCGTTTGAACTTCCAAAAGTTTATTGAGTATAACATCAAAGACGTTGAACTGATTATCAAACTGGAAGACAAACTGAAGTTGTTGGAACTTGCTCTGACTCTTGCATATGACACCAAGTGTAACTATGAAGATGTGTTTGCACAGACTCGTATGTGGGATGCATTGACATACAACCGACTGATGCAAGATGATATTGTTGTTCCACCAAAAGAACACAAAGAAAAAGATGGCATGTTTGAAGGTGCATACGTGAAAGACCCACAAGTTGGTCTACATGAATGGGTTGCATCATTTGACTTGAACAGTTTGTATCCTCACTTGATGATGCAATACAACATCAGTCCTGAAACACTGATTGAACCAGAACATTACACGGATGAAATGCGGCAGATTTTGTCACAAGGTTTAAGCGTTGATAAATTGTTGCTTAAGTCGGTTGACCTATCAAATATTGGTGATAAAGTCACAATGACACCTAACGGTCAATTCTTCCGTACAGACTTTCAAGGTTTCTTGCCTAAGATGATGGCAGAAATGTATGAAGACCGTAAGAAGTTCAAAAAGATGATGCTTGCGGCAAAACAGGAATACGAGAATGAAAAAGATGCAACAAAGTTGTATGACATCGAAAAACGAATTGCAAGATATAACAACCTACAACTTGCAAAGAAAGTTTCTCTTAACTCTGCTTATGGTGCTCTTGGTAGCCAGTATTTCCGCTTTTATGACTTGCGAATGGCTCTTGGCGTCACTTCTGCTGGTCAGTTGTCTATTCGGTGGATTGAAAATAAACTGAACGATTACATGAACAAGATTCTACAGACTTCTGGTGTGGATTATGTGATTGCATCTGATACTGATTCAATTTACTTGAAACTTGGTCCTCTGGTTAATAGTGTTTATGGTGCCGGTGGTACTGTTGGACTTCCAAAGACCAAAGTGATTGATTTCATGGATCGTGTTTGTGAACAGAAGATTCAACCGTTCATCGATAGGTCATATCAAGAATTGGCAACTTACGTAAACGCATATGCACAAAAGATGCAGATGAAACGTGAAGGTTTGGCTGACAAAGGTATTTGGACTGCCAAGAAACGTTACATCATGAATGTGTATGACAATGAAGGTGTTCGTTACAATGAACCTGACTTGAAAGTTATGGGTCTTGAAATGATTAAGTCTTCAACTCCTGCGGCAGTTCGGACAAAGATGAAAGAATCCATCTACATCATGATTGGTAAAACCGAAGATGACATGCACCAATTTATTCATGATTTCCGTGAAGAATTCAAAAAGTTGCCACCTGAAGAAGTTTCTTTTCCACGTGGACTCAATGGTCTTGCAAAGTATTCGGATTCACTAAGTCTATATAAAATGGGTACACCAATTCATGTGAAAGGTGCCATTCTATACAACCATCATCTGGAAAGATTGGGTTTAACCAAGAAGTATCCTAAGATTCAGGAAGGTGAAAAAGTTAAATTCTCCTATCTGAGAATGCCAAATCCATTCAAAGATACCGTAATCTCCTATCCGGCAAGATTGCCAAAAGAATTTGACATTCATCAGTTTATAGATTATGATACACAATTCGAAAAGACTTTCTTGGAACCAATTAAGGTGATTCTCGATTGTATCGGTTGGAAAACCGAGAAGCAAAGTTCACTTGAAGATTTTTTTAGTTAAGGAACACTATGAGTATATTAGACAAAATCAAGAAGAATAGTAGCATCAAAGATTCTGCTATTCTATCCAAATCAAAGTTCTTCACACAGAAGGATATGATTCCAACGGCAATACCAGCAGTCAACATTGCTCTATCTGGCAGTTTGAATGGTGGTCTAACACCCGGTCTTACAATGTGGGCAGGTCCATCAAAACACTTTAAGACCGCTTTCTCCCTTTTGATGGCCAAATCTTACTTGGACAAATATGAAGACGCCGCATTACTTTTTTACGACAGTGAATTTGGAACGCCTCAGTCTTACTTTGATAGTTTCGGCATCGATACTGATAGAGTTTTACATACTCCTCTTACTGATATTGAACAATTAAAGTTTGACGTAATGAAACAACTGACTGAATTGGAACGTGGTGAACACCTCATCATTGTTATTGATTCTATTGGTAATTTGGCATCCAAAAAAGAAGTTGAAGATGCTTTATCTGAGAAGTCTGTGGCCGATATGTCACGAGCAAAACAAGTCAAGAGTTTGTTCCGTATGGTAACACCACACTTGTCGTTGAAAGATATTCCAATGATTGTTGTGAATCACACATACAAAGAAATTGGTATGTTCCCTAAAGACATTGTTGGTGGCGGCACAGGTTCATATTACTCTGCTGATAACATTTTTATCCTTGGTCGCCAGCAAGAAAAAGAAGGTTCCGAGATTGTCGGTTACAATTTTATTATCAACGTAGAAAAGTCTCGTTATGTCAAAGAAAAATCTAAAATCCCTATCACTGTATCTTTTGATGGTGGTATTAGTAAGTGGTCTGGTTTACTGGATATTGCACTCGAATCCAAGCATGTGGTCAAACCTAGCAATGGTTGGTATTCAAAGGTAAATTCTGAAACTGGTGAAGTTGAAGATAAGAAATACCGTGAAAAGGATACCGACTCTGCTGAGTTTTGGGAATCTATTTTGAATGACAAAACTTTCCATGAGTATGTCACAAACCGATATGGTGTTGCTACCGGTAGCATTATGCAGGAAGAAGCATGATAGAAGGTGTGGATTACTGTTTCATTTATCCTAAAGAAGATGAGACTATAACCCACATCAAACTACTAAGTGGTAGTTACAAAGATGTGGTATTCAAATACGGTAAAGTAAAAATAACGGAAGAAGTTGATGGCCCCCATTTACATTTCTCTTTTGATGTGTTAGAATCGCCAGTCGCAAAGCCTAAAAAACTTATGACTGATGCTGCATTTAAACAATTTGCAGGTGATATGTTGGTGTCACTTATGACTACCAATCTTGATGGGGATATTATAGATGAAACTAGAACAGACGATACTGAAGAACCTGATTTACTCAGATGAATACCTGAGAAAGGTTCTTCCTTTCCTAAAGAGTGAATACTTCACAGATAGAACAGAACGGTTGATTTATGATGAGATTAAGTCCTTCACAGAAACTTACAATACTACACCGTCAGTTGAGGCGATTGGATTGGCCGTCAAAGAAAGGCGTAATCTCACAGATGACGAAGTGGAGAAGTCGGAAACTTATCTTAAAGAAATTGAAAGTTCTAACCGAGAAACAACCCAAATTCAGTGGCTCACCGATAAGACTGAAAAGTTTTGTCAGGAGAAGGCCATTTACAATGCCGTATTGGGTTCTATTTCAATACTCGATGGCAAAGACAAGACCCATGACAAAGGTCAGATTCCGAAAATTCTATCCGATGCTTTAGCCGTAACTTTTGATACCTCAGTTGGTCATGATTATTTGGAGAACAGTGATGAACGATATGAATTCTACCACAGACATGAAGAACGAATTCCATTCGACCTTGAATACTTTAACAAGATCACAAAAGGTGGTTTACCTGGTAAAACTCTCAACATTGCTCTTGCTGGGACTGGTGTGGGTAAGTCTCTTTTCATGTGTCATGTTGCTGCAGGTGCTATGTCTCAAGGCCGTAATGTTTTGTATATCACAATGGAGATGGCTGAAGAGAAGATTGCCGAACGTATTGATGCAAACCTCCTTAATGTTACATTGGATGATTTAACAAGTCTTCCAAAGGACATGTATGATAAAAAGGTTGCAAAAGTAAAAGCAAAAACTACAGGCAAATTGATTATCAAAGAGTATCCAACTGCTTCGGCTTCCGCAACACATTTTAGGTCTTTATTGAATGAACTTAACCTCAAGAAATCTTTTCGTCCCGATATTATCTTTATTGATTATCTCAATATATGTTGCAGTTCTCGCATTAAAGCCGGAGCCAACATCAACTCCTACACCTATGTCAAATCAATTGCTGAAGAGTTGCGAGGTCTTGCCGTTGAATACGGAGTCCCAATTGTTTCTGCAACTCAGACCACAAGATCCGGTTTTACAAGTTCCGATCCAGGGCTCGAAGATACAAGTGAAAGTTTTGGTTTGCCCGCTACTGCTGACTTAATGTTTGCTTTGATTACGTCCGAAGACTTGCAAGAACTTGGCCAAATCATGGTAAAACAATTGAAGAATCGTTACAATGATCCTACAATGTACAAACGTTTCACTATTGGCGTTGATAGAGCAAAGATGAAACTGTATGATGTTGAACAATCAGGTCAGGATGGATTGGTTGATGCAGGACAAGATAAACCATTAAATACATTTGGTGATAGAGAAAAACCTAAGAAAAAAGGGTTTGAAGGATTTAAAGTATGATTTTGAGTAAAGAAGATGCTATTCATTGTGCAAATGCCTTTCAGGATTACTTTGGTAATTTTGAACGCATTGATGAATACATGCGTGACCAGAAGTTGAACTCTCTAGAAGAAATACCCACATCTCTGTTTCCTCCAGAAGATGATTTGTTCTCCGATTTCACTATGCATCCTAATGACATGGATATCGAAGTATGTGAAATTGCCAATGAAACTTGGGAAACTCTTCTAGCAATCACATCATCACATATCAACATTCGTCCTGTTGGCCGAAGCATTCACTTGGCTGTAAGAGAAAGAAAGACACAACAGTTTCTAGGATTCATCCGTTTGGGTTCTCCTGTTATCAACTGCAAACCTAGAAATGAAATGTTGGGTCAAGTGTTTACTCAGAAACCTGAATGGGGTAAACGATTCAACGATTCTGCTATGATGGGTTTTGTGATTGTTCCAAGTCAACCATTTGGTTTCAATTACCTTGGCGGCAAACTATTGGCTGCAATCTGTACTTCACATACAGTCCGTGAGATTGTCAACAAGAAGTATGGAATGAACTTGTGTCTCTTTGAAACAACAAGTTTATATGGTTCTTCAAAACAAGTCTCACAGTATGATGGTATGAAACCATTCATTCGTTATAAAGGCTTGACAGAATCTGATTTCCTACCTATGATGCATGGTAAACCTTACTCAGATTTACGTGACTTTGTTCAAAGTAAAGTTGGACCTTTGGTTGAAGACGATGCTTCTAGTAAGAAGTTGAAGATATCACAACGTATAATTGCCTTGACAAAAGCCTCATTAAAAGGTACAATTGAGGGTGATGCATTTCTTAAAACGATTGAGAACGCTAAGAAGTTGACAGAACAGAAACGTTACTACATTTCTAACTATGGATATAGCAACTTTGTAGACTACATTTGTTGTAAGACTGATACATTGATTAAAGACAAGGAGAACTATGATAAGTTTGAACTAGATAACATTATACAATGGTGGAAAAACAAGGCTTCAAACCGATATGAAACACTGAAAGGCGAAGGTCGGTTGAGAACCGAATTGGAGGTTTGGACCTCTGGAAAAGAGATTCAAATCATTAGATAAATAATCTTTATTTGAGGACAAAATGGCTTATACTTTCTTTCCAACTACAGCCACAGAAATTAAGAAGACGTTAAAAGGCGATGTGAAAAAAATTGATGATATTATTTCGGTATTTGCACTACTGAAGGATAAGTTTAAACATGTCAAAACACCCATCAACGTTGATCCCAAAGCCATAAGTAAAATCAACGTATCAAGGGAATTACAGGAAGATATTAAACTAAAAGATATCCAGACCGAGATTCTCAGAAAAAGAAAAACGTCAACCTTCAATATAACAATGAAATTTGGTAATGGATCTTCTGGGGGCCGAGGAGTTCAGAACAAAGGTAATGCATATGAAGGACAACTAGCAGACGCTTTACGAAAATGGTGGTCGGGAGAAAACATTACTGATCCAAAATTAAAAGAAGCGGTAGAATCAATAGTTGAATTGCATGAGTTAAAAAAGTGTAAAACTTTAGAAGTTAAGGAAGTTGGAGAATTAAATAACAAACGACCATTTGTGTTTACACCAAAGGTTCTTATTTCATCAAAAATTCAAGTAACTGATAACAATTTGGGGCCCGTTGTTACTGACATTACTTTGATTTGTGATGGTAAAAAAGAAATTTACTTGAGTTTGAAAACCGGTGGTACAGTTACTTTCTTCAACTCTGGTATTAGAACCGTTCTTTCACCTACAGAAATTAAAAAGGGTGTTATAACCAATGCTGATGGTTTGAAAATTTTGGATATGTTTAATATCAATGATGCACTTTTCTGTGACATCTTTAATGGTAACTTGAAGAAAGGTTACTCTGAAGATATCTGGCAAAGAATGTCAGCAAAACAAAAGACAAACCTTAAAGACTTTTTAATTTCTGGTGTTGGCCATGGTTATACAATCGTTCATAAACTATCTGGTAGAACAGAAGTATATGTGATTGACAAAAAATACATGACTGAAGCGGCAACACCAAAATCTTGTACTGTGTATTACGGTGGTAAAACAGGAACAGGTAAACGTATTGACATGGAAATTGAAACAGGTCACTACATATTGAAACTAAACATGCGTGACACCCAAGGCGGTGATGGTTATCCAACTCGAATGATGTGTGACTATTCTTATCTCTAAACTATAAGGTTATATTATGGACCCATTGATTACTGTTATAACACCCACAACTGGAAACCCCATGGTTCGCCAAGCACTGGATAGTGTTAAGAACCAAACATACAAAAAGATTCAGCATTTAGTGGTTGTTGACGGTGAACATCCAAAAGCAAAACCAATACTACAAGATTATCCATCAATAGATTTGGTTAAGTTACCTTACGCCACAGGCATCGACCAATACAACGGTCATAGAATCTATGGTGCGATGACTTATATTGCAAAGGGAGACTTCCTATGCTTTTTGGACGAAGACAATTGGTATGACGATACACACATCGAATCTCTTGTTGAAGTTTTATCCAAAGGTAATCAATGGGCATATTCCTTGCGTAAAATTGTTGACCAGGAAGGCAAATACATATGTAATGACGATTGTGAATCATTAGGCAAATGGACTTCCGTAATCAATGATATGTTCATCGATGTTAATTGCTTCATGATACCAAAACAAGCAGCTTTAGGGTTTTCTCCATACTGGTATCGTAGAGCAAGACATCCACAAGAACAACCAGAAGTTGATAGAATCCTTTCACCTTTTATGATGCAGAATCTAAAAACATTTGACACAAATGGTCAATATAGTGTAAACTATAGAGTTGCAAGTCGTGCGGATTCTGTTCAGGCAGGATTCTTCTTGCAAGGCAATGAAGTGATGAAACAAAAATATAATGGGAATTTACCATGGCGAAAGATTTAATTATTGGTGCATTTAAGAACTACTCATTCAACACAATCAAACCTTGGGTAGAGTCAATCAACGAATGTGGTTTCACAGGTGATAAAGTAATCATCTCAATTGGTTCAAGCAAAGAAACAAATGGTAAATTGGCTGATGCCGGTTTCACTGTTCTCGATGCACCAAGTCAGGCTCGTATGGGCTTTCACATGGAGAGATTCTTACACATCTATAACTTCCTACAATCACAAGGAAGCAACTATCGTTATGTAATCACCACAGATGTGCGTGATGTGGTCTTCCAAAAGAACCCATCAGAATGGATTGAACAGAACATTGGCGATAAAGAAATGGTTGCTGTGTCCGAGTCTATTAAAATCAAATATGAACACTGGAACCGTCAAAACATTATCAATGCTTTTGGTGATTACTTCTTTGATGGTGTTCAAGACCAAGATGTTTACAACGTAGGTACTCTAGCAGGCACATCCGAATACATCAAAGACTTATGTGGTATGTTGTATCAGTTATCTGCTAACCGACCTGATTGGGTTGCAGACCAGGCGGCTTATAACATTCTATTGAATTGGCAACCATACAAAGACAAGACTAAATTTGTCGGATTGAGTGATGGTTGGTCTTGCAACTTACATATCACCAATAAACCTGAAGAAAAAGATCATTTTAGGCCTTTCATCATTCAACCTGTTCCAGTATTCGTAGATGGTATTGTTAGAGATGGAACAACCAATGAACCTTTCTACATCGTACATCAGTATGATAGAGATCCAGAAATGGCAAGTTTCTTTAAAAAGAAATATGGTGTGGAAGATTTATTGGTTTTTAGGACAGATGTATGAGCAACATTACGATAGTTACCGCATTCTATGACATTGGTCGTGGTGATTGGACACCTGATAAAGGACTACCACACTACTTACAACGTTCAACCGACACATACATTGAACGATTCTCACATCTTACCAAACTAAACAACGAAATCATTGTCGTTACTACACCAGACATTGGTGAAAGATTGAAGAAGATTCGTTCCGACATTAAGATTATTGAGTTTGATCCTTTCGAAAAATTTGGAACCGTGATGAACAAAATCATTGGCATCCAAGAACTTGTTAGTTTTAAGAAGTTGATTCACCCAAGTCAAATTAAGAATCCAGAATACTGGAGTCACAAATATGTTTTGGTTAATCTTTTGAAATCACACTTTGTCAACTTAGCAATCAATTCTGGTTTGGTTTCTAATGATACAGTTGCTTGGTTGGACTTTGGTTATTGCAGAAGTGAAGAAACATTAGGTGGTCATAAAGAATGGTCATATGATTTTGATCCAACGAAGATTCACTTGTTTGCATACAAAGATTTGGATCCAAAGAACAGTCTACCTAGAATTATTGCAACAAATGATGTTCACATTCTAGGTGCAAAGATTGTTGCAAATAAGGCACTTTGGCCTTCTATGGAATCAATGATGTTTGGTGCTTTTAATTTGTTATATGCAAACAATCTTACAGATGATGACCAGACTTTGATGTTGATGTGCGCTTCACAAGAACCTGAAGCATTTATACAACATAGAATTCCAGACCATCAGTTAGGTTTGGATCCTTTTGTTATCTTTAAACAATTTAATAATGGTGAATGATATGGATGAATTTATAGTATTGATTCCTGTGCAAACATTTGATGATGTAGAAAAACTACGTATCATCCGAAATGAATGTAGAAATTACATGACAAGAAGTAAAAACCTGATTGAAACTGAACAACAAATCAACTGGTGGAATAATTTAGATAAAGAGAGCAATAAGTTATATCTGGTGCACAAAGTTTATCATGCTGTCGCTTCTACGATTGTTGGTTATGGATACATAAGAGTCGAGAACGGAGAAATTCTTTTAACTGGTGGTTTAACTGAGACCGAAAGGGGTAAAGGCCACGGTAAAACATTATTTGGTGCATTGGTCGAGAACTCAAAACAGTTTGATTTACCAATTAAACTAGAACTATTAAAAACAAACACAAAAGCGTTCGTTGTTTATAACTCACTAGGGTTCAGAGTTACAAACGATGATGGTAAGATTATCAAAATGGAGTATCACTATGATTCCGTTATTTAAAGTAAAAATGTCAAAACAATCCAGTGTTGAAGTTGCAAAGGTACTGGAATCAGGTTTCATTGGCCAAGGTCCAAAAGTTGAAGAATTTGAAGACTTACTATGGAAAGAACTCCGTACAAAGTTCCGTCCAGTTACAGTAGATTCTTGCACTTCTGCTATTGACCTCTCTCTGGACCTTATAGGAGTTGGTCCTGGTGATGAGGTGATATGTACACCACAGACTTGTTTTGCATCCAACATTGGACCAATCCATCGCCATGCAATTATTCGTTGGGCTGATATTGATCCGGTTACAGGTCTGATTGATCCACAATCTGTTGCTAAATTGGTCAACGAAAAGACCAAAGCAATCGTATGTGTAAATTGGGCAGGTAAAATTGCAGACTACAAAACACTTAAATCGTTTGGTGTTCCTGTTATTGAAGATGCTGCACACACCTGGGATATCTTCCCGGTGAATGTTGAACGTGGCAATTACATTTGTTACAGTCTACAGGCTATCAAATACTTGACAACTGGCGATGGTGGTTTACTTGTGTGTGACACCAAAGAAAAGGAAGAAGAAGCGAGACTTCTACGCTGGTTTGGCCTAGACAGAACTAAAGGTCAATCTTTCCGTTGTACACAAAATATTACCAAAGCAGGTTTCAAGTGCCACATGAATGATATTGCTGCATCTATTGGTATTTGTAACATTCCTGAGGCAAGAGAATCTGTGACCAAACAGATTGAAAACACCAAGAAAATTATTAGTATGGTCAAGAATGATAACCTAATTCTACCAGAGTGGGATGAAAATTGTTCTTATTGGTTGTTCAGTATGCACGTTAAAAATGGTCGCAAGACAGAATTCACAGCATACCTGGAAGATCATGGCATTTCTTCCAGTCCGGTACATTACCGTAATGACTTCTATGATTGTACGGCAAAATTCAGAGAAGGTGAGTTGCCTGGAACCACAAGTTTTGACGCCACCCAAATCTGTATTCCTAACGGATGGTGGTTGACGGATGACGAATTAAATGTTATAATTGAAGCATTAAACGAATTCCAATGAACATCTTTATCGTCCCCTCATGTGTAAGAACCGACCAAGGCTCAGTTAATGTGGAGGATAGATTCAACCAGACATTGAAAACTTTTGATACCATTCGTGAGAAGGTACCAGAAGCGTTCATTGTCTTTGTTGACAACTCCAAAACACCATTCACACCAGAAGAACATGAAATTATAAGTCCAAAAATCAATATGTTTTTGGGTTTGCATGAAGACGAATCTGCTCAAAAGATAAACGATTACCATAATATTCATGTCGCCAAAGGCATGGGTGAAGGATATATGTTATTCTTTGCCATGAATGTATTAAAGAACCACTTTGACTTTTCTAACCAGACAGGTAGAATCTTTAAAATTGGTGGAAGATGCCTACTCGAAGAAGGTTTCGACATCAATCGTTATAATGACCTAGAAGGAAAATACACTTTTAAGACCAGAGTACCAAGTTGGAGAGGTGATGGTCATTTCTTGTTAGACACCAGAATGTATTCTTGGTCATTTTCTTTAGTTGAAGAATACCTTGAAATTCTCAGAAATAAGAATCCACAGTATATTTTGAATGGCATAGACACTGAACATGCTCATTTTATCAACATACCAAGAGACAAACTGGTGGAATTTGATAAAATCCATGTCGGTTGTATCGTTGCGTTAACCGGAAGTTACGTTTCAGACTAAAAAGTCGGTATGTATCGAAGCCAGACTTTCCAAGTTTCGGCACATAAAGTAAAAAGTTATATAAATAACTTCATGGCAATCATAGTGTATTGCAATGTCTAAAGGTAAACATGAGAACTTTTAAATCTCTACTTAAAGAGGAAGCTGACGAGTCCAAGCTGAAACACATTACGAATGTGGAAGATCATGCTATCC